AGAACTCATAGGTGGTAAAGAAATGTATAGAGCCGTTTGTCGAAAACATTTATAATTATATTTTCTCAGTCTATCACAAATGCAACCAACAGTCTCAGTAAAAAATTCATCGTTAACCGATACACAAATAGGATTACTCACAATACCAGCAGTAACAGTGCTTACATTAGCCGTTCTTATTCTATTGAATAAAACGTCTAGAAAAAACCCACTTGCGTATATTTCACTGTTTTTAGCAGGTATTCATTTATATCATCATTATACACTTATCGGTCTACAAAATAAACATTAGGTACATAAAGTAATAAAACATGTAGCATGTAAATATAAATATGTTTATGATAGAAGAACCTTATGGTTTATCACAATTTCAATGCTGGTTAATATCACTCACACTTGGTATTGTGTTAATAAAAAGAAAAAGTCGTGGTGAAAATTATATACAAATCACCGAACCAGAATTATAAAATTTCTTAATCTATAATAAATGCGCGTTCATTTAGAAAAAAGTCCTCGCATTGATAAAAAGTTTAGAGTTACTTTTGAAAATGGGAGAATAGTTGATTTTGGTGCACGAGGGTATTCAGATTATACAATACATAAAAACCCGGTACGAATGCGTTCTTACGTAACACGTCATGGAGGGTATGTACCATATATGGTACAAAAACAAACCGATAAAAAACTAATACACGAAAATATGCTCGATGTTACTCGAAGCGATAAAGAAAACTGGGGTAAAACAGGTTTTTATACCGCAGGGTTTTGGTCGAGATGGCTTTTATGGAGTCACCCAGAGTTAAAAGGTGCTAAAAAAGTAATATCTAAGAAATTTGGTTTAACTTTTGTTTAATACCTCGTCGTTTAAGATTTGCTTTTAAAGCTGTCATTAAATTTGCGCGTGGATCTCTTTTAGTTGGAACTGATGGCGCTGGCGGCGCTGGTGGTACACGTTTAGGTGGAACTGGTGGCGCTGGTGGAATTGATGGTTTTGGTTTTGGTGTAACAGGTTTACTCACTCTGTGCGTAGAACCCGAACTCAATTCCTTAAACAATGATTTACACGTACGTAAAAGTTTTTTCGTTTCACGAACCTGAATTTCCAAAGCCGGTGCCTGACGTCTTTGAATTTTCATTCTGAGTTCCTTCTCCGTTAAAGGTATACGTTTACCCTTAATTTTTTTAGTTACACGAAGACCAAGTCTTTTAGCCTCTGTTTTTAACGAATCGATCTTCATTTATATTACTCAATATTTTTTGTTTGATTAATATAAATGGATAGGTTATCCCAGATCACGTTTCTTTTTTTACTATGTTCTGTTATATCATGTTTAGATAGTATCATAACAATGTCAACACCGACGAAAGTTTCGAATATTACTAAAACTATGTCATCGTTATCTAATAGCATGTTATGTTTAGCATGTTTGTATGTATTACTCATCGCTCGATAATCAGAAAAAATTATCTGTTCTATACATCTTTGCCTGGAATGCACCCGTTTGTCCTAAAACCGAAACGGATTCATTACCATAAAATTCGGGACACCCAATATCTTCCATACAATCACGCGCTTCGTGTGTTACTGGAAGCGAATACATTTGGTCACCCGGTGTTGTCGTATAATAATGGTACCTGTCGCGTCTACCACGAACTTCTTTACCGTACAAGGGTAAAGTTTCGTCATCGTTACCAACTAATATACCCATTTGTTGGACGTGTCCTGGTTTGTATTCTTTTATAGGTGGTTCCCGGTATTCCTTTTGTGTAGGAACTCTCACGGGTACACGAACTGGAACAGCAACTCGAACTGGGACCTTTTCTTCTTTTTTTAAAATCACGGGATTATATATCTGGTATATAACCACGGCAATAAGTACCGTTATGGTAAAAATCATGAGTTTACTTTTTGTCTTATTCTTCATTTATATGTACCAATATTATATTATTTTACGATACGTCTTTTTAATTCATGAAGCGGACTCAAATCAACTCTATTTAATCTAAATTGTACGAGTAACCATAAAAAGAATAAGAGACTCTTTAATAAATTGTTAGCCGCAGTATCATCCATCTTATATATAGGTCCAACGACGCGTCCAAAAAAGGTTTCTTCTTTTTTGTTTCCTGTAACAACCATTTCCATTTGTGTTAAAGCACACGTATCATCGTTAACTGACCAATGAAAGAATATAAATGGTACTAAAATGGAATAAAATTCAAGGTTTTGTTTATTTTTCATGAAAGGAACAACAATCATTGTTATCAAAAACAGTAAGTGAATGAAGAATATAATATTCATATCTATTAGTATGAACGAAGAAAAGAAATTGCCAAAGATTTGGCACCCCCAACAGGAAAAGATACTTAAGGCCTGGGGAGAAGCAGCTGCATGTTATAGATACATGCATTATCAGGCGTACTGTTCATACAAAAATCAGAGTATGAAATTTACAATACCGCTTATTATAGTAAGTACCATAACAGGTACGGCGAACTTTGCGCAAGAAACTTTCCCACCAACTGTACAACCGTTCGTTCCATCCGCAATTGGTGGTCTGAATCTTATTACAGCTATAGCGACCACTATAATGCAATTCCTTAAGATTAATGAACTCATGGAAGGTCACCGTGTTGCTTCGGTACAATATGGTAAAGTTTCGAGAACTATTCGTTTAGAATTAACATTACCACTCTCGGAAAGAACACAAAATGGTACAAATATGATAGAAAATATGCGTGCGGAATACGATCGTTTAATAGAACAGTCACCAAACGTACCTAAATATATAATAGACGCATTTGAAAAAGAATTTCCAGATGATAATGTATTTTTCAAACCAGAGATTATGCATATTCAACCAATAACACCGTTTAAGGCTATAGCGGAAAATACAATAATGACTAAATTGAAAGATGCTGTAGGTGGTACGGCAAAAAGAGAACTTAAAAAAGAACTCGATGATATACGAGGTAACGTAAATTCTGCTAAAAAAACAATAAAAGCTGATATAGAAGGTAAACAACAACGTATAAGTGAAATATCAGATTTAAAAGATAAAGGACTCGTGAGTTTAAAAGGTGATCTCATGAAAGAATTGCGACGTAGAACCGAACTCATGGAAGTAGTAACTGAAATACCTAAAGACGAGACTGAAACTACAGAATCGACGACAGACGATTCGAAAGATAAGCAATCATAATAAACATAGTTAAGTTAAAGAATCCGATACATAGTATATAAGGAGTAATTTTCTTTTTTAAAGGATCTATTACACGCTTTTGAAGAATATCATTATCTAATATAATATCTAAAGCTTGATTAGTTAGATCATCTTCATCACCTGACATGGATTCCTTTGTTATTGTAAAAAAAGAAAAAAAGAAAAGATATATTTCGATACACGATAAGGAGATAAATCTATTACAAAAATATATAGAATCTGGTAAAAACGTTTTTCTATGTGGACCATCGGGTTGTGGTAAAACTTTCATTATTAATCAAGTTTTAGATGAAACAAATGGTATCGAAATATGGGACGAACCTTTACAGAAAAAGGATATATTCATGAGCACAATAAAAATTTCAGATATGTATAGTTATATTGAAGATTATGATATAGATATGTACAAATATAAATCAATAATTGAAAGTGTTTCTGAAGGTGAAAATATAACTAAAAAACCGTTGATCGTAACATCTAAAAGTATTTACTTCATGGATAACTTTACCACCATGATAGTTACTAAAAAAAGTCCAGATGAAATAATGAAACTAAAACCTACTCACACAAATTGTTCTGTAGCGGCACACAAATGTTCGGGTAATATTTATAACTTTTTTAGTTATTTAGAATTTCCATACGAAAAAGATATTTTTAAAACACCAAAGGATATTATTAACGACGTTTTGTGTAACGATGAAAACATTGATATAACAGATTCTCTACACGAACATGGTCATGTTTGGTCAGCTATTCAGGAAAATTATATAGATGCGATAAATGATAACGCCGAAAAAATAACAAACGCAATAACAAACGCAGATGTATACGACGTGGAAATGTATAAAGGTGATTGGGACGTCATGCCTTTTTTTACACTCAACGCCATTAAAATTCCAAAAATGTATTTTACTAAAAAGTTAACTCCAGAAAATATACGTCCGGGTAAGTTTTGGACAAAGTTTGGTAACCAAAAAATGAGACAACAAAAAATTAGAAATATACAAATACAATCCTCTTCTAAATTTAATCACCAAGAATTCATGTTATTTAGAATGTACGCACAAATGGGAGACGTTTCTAAATTTAAAGAGTATAATTTAACACCACAAGATTTTGATGTGATGAATCATTTAGCTATACAAAATAAACTCAAACAACGCGAAGTTACAAAAATAAAAAAGTTGATTAAAGAAGAAATAGCAAATTAAAAATAAAAGAATGACTACAACCACTAACACGGATGAAGAAGAATTTAAAATCACACGTGTTATTGGTAACGAAATATTGTATTACGGGGAAATCACGAACGAGGATATTCTCGAATTTATAGAAGAGTTTAAAAAACTCGAAATCAAACTTCTTAAACAAAAGGCGGAACTCATAGGGTACGAACCAATTATACGTGTACATGTATGTAGCGGAGGAGGTGATTTGTTCGCGGGTCTGAGTGCGATGAATATAATCGAAAAATCACGCGTTAAGGTTATCACGATCGCACAAGGTGAATGTGGTTCGGCGGCAACGTTCCTCCTTTTGGGTGGTCACGAACGTCTCATCGGTAAGAACGCACACGTTCTCATACACCAAATATCAACGACCGGGTTTTGGGGGAAATACGAGGAAGTTAAGGATGAAATGAAAATGTGTGATAAACTCATGGATATGGTTAAGAAAACGTATAAGGAAA